ACCGTTTCGCCAATTGCGTATGGATTGCTTGGATTATAAGCATCCTCACCAGAGGCGGCCGGTTCGGCGATGGAACTGCTTGTGAGCATCGCATCGGTAATGGTTTCCGGTATCAGAACTTTTGCCATTTTATGCAGCCGATGTTTTAAGTGAATTCCCGCCTTGCGTTACATCACCGAGAATTGATGCGGTTTTCTCATTGGTTTTATTCCCCTCGCTGACAAGCTGCGAAAGCCGCCTGATTTCTGCGATCAGCAATTCTGTATTAGCAGAGCCTGATGTAAGGCCAACTCCGAACGGGCTGAAACCTGTCGGTAATGAGCGGTTAATATCTGCGGTGGATGAATTGGCGATGATCCCCGCCCTGCGTTGCGAATCAGCAACCGCGAAAGGATCGGGTATTTCATCATTCGCCAGAATATGTGCGACACGCGCAAACTGGTTCGAGACTATTTTTTTGTAAGTGTCGGCAGCCGTGGTTATCCCTGCAAAAGAGCCGACAGATTTAAGGTCAAACTCAAGTCCGGAATCAACGCGCTGCAAGTCACGGGCAAGCAACTGATTCAGCAGGTGCGTCTGCTTCTCAAGCTCATCCAGTGTTAAATGCTCGACAGACAACTGGTTATCGCCCAGGCTTGCAAGTTCATTGACTGCGTTTGCCGCCTCGCCCTGAGCTATCTTGAATTCCTCGAATGTACGGAAATTAGCTGATGTCAGATTCCCCAGGCTGCCAAGCGAACTCTTTAGCCGGTCGGTTATGATTGATTCAAAATCTGCACCGCCGCGCACAGCGTTGATCGACCGGCCCACCAGATTGCGCGCATCATTAAAACTGTCCGGCAATATGTTGGTTGCAGCGCTGCGCAACGAATCTATAAAGCTGCTAATAACGCCGCTTCTTTCTTTAGCAAGATCGAGCAGGTCTTCTTCAAGCTCGAACCGATCCTGAATCAGTTCTTTTTGACGCTCGGCGGATTCCTGCAGGAAACGGATGTCTGCATCCCTTGCCAGCGCTTTTTGATCCTCTATGCTCTTGAATGCCGCTGTTTCTGCAGCACGGCGGTCGGATGTGAATTCATTCCTCTCGCTGGCTGATGCGCGTTTTCTGTTCTCTTCTTCTATCTTTTCCGCTGTTTTCTCTGCGGTTTCACCCAGGTCATCGAGTGATTTCGTGAGCGTGTCAACCTCTTTAACCAAAGGTTGTAAGCGTAGCCCGGTTAGAAACTGATCAGTCGATAGTTTGCCTGACAGCATCGCATCGTTAAATTCTTCCAACGTAGGAATAAAACCAACGCCGATGGACTCGAGGGACTCTTGCAGGCTTCTTTTAAAAATATCCAGTTTATTAGAATCATTAAGACCGTCAAAAAGCTGCTGCACATCTGATGAGAATTTCTGAATTCCGCCAGCCTGATCAATGAATGCGCCCCGCTGCTCGATTGAAAATCCCTGAAGGAAATTGCGCGCGGCTTCTGTTTCAACGCCAAGCAGTTGAAGCCCACCCTGAAGCTCTCTGAATTCCGAATTGATGCGAGATACCGCCTGACTTGCCGTCTCACCGGATTCTCTCAAACTATCAATTTCCGGAATCAAGGCGGTCGACATCTGGTCTGCAACCCTGGCAATCTCATCGCCTATCTGCTGTTCGCTTAATGCCTGCCCTTTTTCGCTGGCGATGTTGATGCTCGATGAAAAGTTATCAATCGCATCAGTACCCAGGCCAAGATTATCAGCAGCACCCCTGAGTGCGCCGGATATGCCTTTTACCGATTCATCAAGAAACGAACCCAGCTTCAAGGCAAATTCTCTTTCCTGATCCGCCGCAAGGCCAAGTGATTTTGATATTCCGCCTTCACTCAGTTCCCTGAATTCTTTCAGCAGTTCGCCGCTATCGACATCGGTGATAATACGGTCAACCTTGTCACCGCGGAATAGTCCGCCCTCAGCCTTGAATTTAGCAGACGTCACACCCGAGAAACCATCGGACGTGAAGTCGCCAATCAGGTTTGTTTCCTTTTTCTCCAAGGGGCCGCGTCCGAACAGGCCGTTAATCAGCGTACCAACCACCGGGACATAACCAAGCACATCGCCCGCTGTACCGCCGAGCTTCTTGTCGCCAAAAATACTGCGCAGAGCAATGTCAGCAACGGCAGCGATTGCTGCTGGCGCAGCGATTGCGGATAGCGCAGAACCTGCGCCTGCCGCTGGCCCTGCAAATGCAGCGATAGCATCGCCAGACAATCCGGATCCGAACTGAGTAAGCGCATTAACGCCAAGGAATTCACCCGCACCAGCAAGACTATTGCCTACAAATCCAGGCAGACCAAAACCGGAACTGACAAAATTAGCTGCTGTCAATCCGGCGTTAGCAACATCAAATCCGCCACCTCCTGATGCCAGGGCGGCACCACTGCCGAGGCCAAAGATCGCGCCAATCCCGCTGGCTTGTAGTATTTTTATTGATGCGAATTCTGCAATAATGCGACCGACTGCGCTTTTGACGCTACGCACCATACCTTTCAAACCGTCATCAAAGAAGTTAAATAGGCTATTAGAAACCGCGCTCTGAACATTGCGCATACTCTGAATGATGAACTGCTCGTTAGAGCCAAACACTTCAACGGTTCTGGCGCCAAGAATGTCTGTCTGCCCGGTAATCTCGCCAACGGATTCAGCGGCCTCGCCGGTGGCTGCGATGTATTCATTGATAATGCGTGCGGCTTCTTGATCGAATATGCCTTCAGACAAACCGGCCCCGCGCAAACGCACCAGGTTAGCCAGTTCTTCATTACGCTTGATCAGCGGATCATACGCGAGCGTCAAACTCTTAACTTCGCGCTCAAGCTGTTTCATTGCCTGATCCTGATCACCAAGCAGACTAGTCAGCGTCTTTGTCGGCGGTGATGACTTACCCTGGTTCTCGCCTGTTTTTATGATTGGCTTATTGAGAGATTCAGCAGCCTTCGCTGTTTCCTGCATCTGCTTCTCAAGTGCGTTCAGGTCGGCAACACCATCCTCAATACGCTGCTCAAGCAAATCTGCCTGGCGCTTGTCAAATATCAGATCCCCGATAACCGGAATGTTTTTTCTGTTATTTAGCGAATCAAGCTCAGCCTGCAATTCTGATATCAGATTTTTCTGCTTTTCAATCGCTGTCAGTTCGCGCTGAGCGCCAAACAACTGATTCATTTTCTGAGCAGCCCACTCGGCGGCTGGTGCGAGCACATCAGCCAGAGTACCTCCCAGCGTCAATGCGATTGAATTGATGGATGCCATCAACTGGTCAATTTTGAAGCCCCGGCTATCGGCCATCTTGTTAAATGCTTCTTCGGTCGCCCCGGCCTTTTCTCCCATCTGCGCCATAATGGCGTTGAAATCACTACCCGCATTACCTGACAAAGCCATGATAGGTACCAGCGCCTCAACCCCACCAAAAAGCAATGACAACTTGTCAACGCTGCCGCCCGTTTTATTACTGACCTCATCCAGGAATTCCGCGAATCCCTTCGCCTGCAACCCGGCCGCATTGAATTCGATGCCGAGCTGATCTGACAGTGTGGCAGCTTCTTTTGTGGGCTTCGCTACAGCGGCAAGTATGGCGCGCACGCCTGTGATGCTTTCGGTTGTATTGATGCCGCCCTTGGTTAAGGCGGCAATGCTGCCAACAAGCTCATCAAAACCAACATTCAATGAGGCGGCAAGTGGCGCAACTTTGCCAAGCCCGGTAGATAATTCAGCAATGGTTGTCTTGCCGCTGCGCATCCCGATAAAAAGCGTATCCGAGACAGCAGATGCAGACTCAACCTGGTCGCCGTATGCGTTCAGGATGGAAGTTAATCCATCAACAGATGTAAGCACATCAGTGACGCCGCCGACAGCAAGTTTGTTGGCCGCCGTCAGGATATCTGTTGCCTCGGAAGCATCGGACGCGCCTGCGGATATAACCTGATAAAACGCCTTTGCCTGGTCAATAGGCATGGTGCCGAATTGTTGCGCCAGTCTTTCGGCTTCGCTTGCAAGAATCTTCGTCTCTTCCGCTGTCCCGCTTAGCAACGTTGAAACCTCAGCCAGCTGGCGGTCAAAGTCAAGCGCGGAATTAAGTGATGCGTTAAGACCTGCAACAGAGCCGATCAATACACCGATCTGAGCAACAGACCGGGTAGCAAAACTTTTGATATTGCTTGACGCATTATCAAAAGTTCGTTGTGTTTTTTGGGCGAACTTCAGCGCGGCCTGGCTGTTTTTCTCCAGACCTTTGGTATATTCCGCATGATCCAGAGCAAGCTGAACAACTAACCTGCCTAACGCACTCATTTTTGCTTTGATCTAACCTCTAAGACCGTGTATTCAATTATTCGCAAATCGTCAAACAATTGTGATCTGTCTTTCTTTTTAATGCCGGACATCCACATTGCCGATTTAACGCATTCATAATTCATCCCTGCATAGCCGCCCATCGGCGCAATAATCCATTGCGTCTGCACTTTCAAAAAGAACATCAATGACGGCCAGTTATCTTCCCAGACTTCGCAGTCCTGTAAATTTGCCCCTTCAGAATTGCGCCTCGCGGCTTCAATTACCTCTGCTGGAGCATTTGCCTGTATCAGTCCTTTTATTACATCATCATCAATTCTGATGCTTTTCTCGCGGTCACCAGCCCAATGACGGGCAACCGCTTCTAGTTTTTTTCGCGCCCTTTAACCACGGAACCCCAAAACGCATTTGTCAGCCCGAGCAGTGCTTCCGGAACGCTGATTAATGCCTCCAGCGTGTCTTCGTTGTACTCAACCGGCTGGTTATCATCACCGTTGAATTCCTCCCACCCGGACAGCTTCCTGCGCATGACTTCTGCCTGGGTTAGCTTGCGCAGCTCTTCAAGTTCCTGGACGGTCGTGCGCGCGAACTCGGCCATAAATGTCGACCGGTCGTGCCCGCCTTTGTGGTTCGGCGTGTCAACTTCAACGCGTGATTTGAACGTGGGATTCTTTGCAATTTTGAAAGCCATTCTTTTCCCTTATTAGTGCAAAAAAATGGCCGCACGGTTGGATATCGTGCGGCCAGGTAATGCAGCGGTGGCTGCGGCTGTTTATTCGTTGTTAGGTGATTGTTATGACCAGTTCGTCATTGCCTGTATCCGGCTGAAAATCAAGGCCAAGACCGAGCATGACAACACCATCCTTGTCGGAATAGTTCGGATCAGTTAACTGCACTTTTGGTGCGTCAATATCAAAGATACTACCAGCGACAGTACCGTGCGTCATTGCCATTGCACCAGTTGCGCCTGATTGCACAATGTTGTGCCATGCTTTCGATGCAACACTGGTCATCTGGAACGAAACGTTACCGGTCATCGCCCTGTCTGTGAGCACGACCTGTTCAAGACCTACAAAGTTCTGGTAGACAACAGTATTATTAAAATTAATGCTCAGAGTGTCCATCACCGGCGATGCGCCATGAAGCGTAAACGCCGTGGTATTCGTGTCATTTACCGCTTGCGGTGTTTGAAAAGCAGAGTAATCAATGCCACTCGGAATAGATGCATCCGCAGTCGCGCTGTACAACCCGGTAAAATCAACGCTACAGACCGGAATACCGCGCGAATTAATGGTAAACGTGGGATTGCCGAATGCACCCAACATTTTGTGCAGCAAGCCATCAAGGTAATAGTAAATCGCAACGGCCTTGAACCCGGTGGATATTGGTTCAATTGCGACGTCAGTGGACGCCGTAGCTGTTACGGTTGTTCCGCATGCTTCGATCAGTGGTGCCCAGGGTGGTGCATCACCTGTGGCAGATGCGCCCGCGAGTTCAAACTGGACGGTGATTGTAGACCATGCGGCAACCTGTATTTTGCCGCTTGAACCCAGATAAGCCTGAACGTTGTTTCGATCTTCAAACTGAGTGGCAACCGGCTGCGCATTCGAGACTTGCGCGAGGATCGAATTTGAGCCTGCTGTCGGCACAGGATCAGTTCCGTAAGTTACATGCTGCTTGATTAGCAGCGCGACATTGCGCATTAGCTTTGCCATTTGATTCCCTCCATTAGATTAATTCTCTTGTCCTGATCCTGAAATCCATGTAATACGCATACACGCGCGCATCATTCTCGTAGTCCGCATCGCCGTGATCTTCCAGCCCCATGTAGCCGTCCATCACTTTGAGTGCAGACTCTACCTGCGGCCTGATCGTGGATGCCTGTGATTTTGACGTCGACAGAATATTGACTGTGATGACATGTTGTTCATATTCCGCGCCTGTCGTCCAGCCTGTTTCCCTTTCTGATTCGATTTCAAATACCAGCGCAGGCCAGGCCGGTTTGTCGGGCAGTTCAACGGCGTAAGTGTTCCCCAGCACAGCGGTTAATGCTGTGTTGACATCCGATCCTATGGTCATTGTTTATGTTTTGGCGGTGCGGTTTGCTTTGTCGATTTCCTGCTTGAGTTTCGTGCTCATTGCGGTGATTGCCTCAGCTCGCTTATTTTCAAGCGACTGCTGAATAAATTCGTGTGATTTAATATATTTAGTGCCAAACTCAAGGAATCGCCAGTAGAAAGGATCATTCTCTCGCCTTGTTACCACGCGCCCTGATTTTGATATCGCCAGAAACTTGGCATGACGTTTGCCGAGATCGCGCCCATGACGCACGCCCAGGTGATACTGTGTTATTCCGGACGGCGCTTTACTTTCGCGTTTGATTGCGATATTCCGTATCAGCGACCCTGTTTTCTTTAACCCCTGTTTGCGCGCAATGGTTTTTGCCTCCTTGCGCAGAATACCGCCTCCGGCCGCAACCATTCTGCGGGATGTTTTCAGTTTCATGTTATTGCTGACCCCAGCGAATGCTTTCTGCAGATCACCCAATCCTTTGATTGTCACTGTCATCAATGCACCCTTGTTGGATATCGCTGAGCAGGCCGCACGCTGATAACGCGCCCAGGTGAATAACCGGAGCCGGACGGCGCGCGAACGGTAATAATACTGTCGCTGGTGAATATGAGAGCGGAATCTGTTTCAATCGCCTGGCCTATGCCAAATAGTTTCGACCTGCTAAACCCGAATGCAGAATCGAGTTCATCGGCCCGTCCTATGCCGCTGCTGACAACGGCGCTGAAATCAAACGCGGTATCGTATACATTTGCTTGCGCGATTGCTCGCGACTTGTTTTTGCCAAAACCAAACGCGCCGTCAGACTCCATCGCCAGGCCGACGATGACAGTAATAGACCCGTCACTAGAGAACGGGAATGCCTCGTCAGTCTCATCCGTAAGCCCGATGGCTTGTTGCTTATTGATTGATAGTGTGAACGCTGCGTCCGTCTCGATAGCCTGCCCTGTTTGACGCCACTTGATACCCGTTACAGAAAACGCGGATTCCGACTCAGAACCCTGCCCTATGCCAAGCGCTTTTATTCTCGATATTACCTGGGCGGTATCGGCTTCCAGCGCAATGCCGATCGGTATGCTTCCGGATGCGGCCATTGCGAATGCTTCATCTGCTTCACTGGCCTGCGCAATTGAGCGCAGCCTGGTCCAGGTAAACGGCTGAGCAATATCCGTCTCAATCGCTTGAGCGATTGATCTCAGCTTATTGCCCGCAACCGAGAACGCCGCATCAGTTTCAACAGCCTGACCGATTAACACGCCACCCGATCCAGTGACAGCAAAAGCAGTGTCGGTTTCAGCCGCCTGCAGTATTTCGCGTACCTTTACACCTGATAACGAAAACGCGGTATCGGTTTCGCTCGCCAGGGATATAGGCAATACCTTGCTTGGTGTCACCGCAAACGCGCTATCTGTCTCTGAAGCCTGTCCGATCGGAACAATAGCCGCCCCGCCAGCCGCACTCTCAACATAGATATGTGCAATAGTGCGGAACGAACTGCTTGTAGGAATCGTTACCCGCAGTATTGTTGTCGCAAACGTCTCTGTAATCGACGCATTATTGCTAACCCAGTCGGCAGCATCCGTGCGCAGTGTGTCTGACGCATCAACAAACTGCCCGCTCGATATAGCCTGGTCACTTGCAAGCGTGCGCAAAAAAGTTGCGCCATCGTATAAATCTGCGGCAACCCTCCATGCCGTTGTCGCCGACCCCATCGCCACCCTGATCCGGTAAGTACCGGTAGACGGCAAATCTATCCGATAAGTAGCGGTAGACGCAGCATCAAATCCATGCGTCCCAGCCAGCCTTGCATCAATCGCTGCATTGCGGTTGTCCGCATAATTGATTGTTCCGCTTTCCCAGCCAACATTATTACCTTGCGGCGTTGTGGTTGGGTAATTGATTGTTGCGCTAAACTCTGCGTATTCATCCGCACCATCTACAGGCGTCCACAAGAACTTGCGGAAATTTATACCTTGCGGTAAGGCCATTAGTTAACCCTGGTGCAGATTAAATAGATGGAACCTGACGAATCCGCTTATAATGCGCCCGCGCCTCATGACCTTTTGAGGCAGCTTTCGCGCCGCGGCCTTCCTGGTAGTTCTTCTGTTTCCATTTTCCAGTCTCTTTGCTACCGTCGGTAATAATGATGACAAGTGCGCTACCGGCTGGCGGCATTAATTCAGTGCCCGCAATCGCAAACTGGATGTCCATTTTCGCGCACTGGAATGCGCATTCGAGCGCATACTGATCAATGTCATCGTACGCTACACCGAGCAACTCAAGCCATTCAGGATAAAATCCATCCGCTTCAATTTCTATTTTGCCTGGTGCAATCGGGTTTGCCCATGCGGGCAGTTGTGCTGTTCTCATCTAACAATCCTCAATCTGACTACAAAATGGTTACTGTTTACATGCAAACAATTAAGCCGCTCTGGCGAATCCGGCTGCGTTCACTTGCAGCGTTATGTCGCTGCCTGTCGTGGTTTCTGCGAAATCATGATGCGTCATCGGTAC